CTCTTTCTCCTGGTCTTGTTCATCGGAATATTCAACAATATGTTTAACAATCTTGGCCGGGATCTCTGCCTTTTCAATTTTGTACTCTGTTTTATGGTAGAAATCTTTTGCTACAAACATTTTATAACCTCCTTAAAAATGGTCTTTATTTTAGTATATCACAAGTTGTCAAGTTGTTAAAATAAAATATATTTATAGCGTGTCTTTGCATCCCTTGACACTATATGTTAAAATAAAGAAAATTGAATAGAGATCAGAGACCTTGAGTCCATTTACAAGCAACGAGCTTGTTGGTGGGCTCTTTTTTATTTTAGGGAGAAATATGGGAAAGAAATCAGATCAGTTTGAAATTGAAAAAAGAATACACGAAATAAGCCTGCTATTGAAGCGGAAACCAGTTAGTTGGATAGTTCATGAATGTTCCGAAAAGTGGGATATATCAGAACGCCAGGTGAGGAAATACATTAAGAAAGCCAGAAAAGAATGGAAAAAGTATTTCGAAAAGCTACAGGGTGATGGGATTGGTTATCATATCTCACAGATGAAAGAGTTAAAAGACCAGGCTTATGACAAGAAAATAGTTATCGGAAAAGGTGAAAATAAGCAGGTTATTAATGTCCCGGACTTGCAATTAATCCTGGATATTTCCAAAGAAGAGGCCAAACTGATGGGAATATACCCGGCAGAAAAGAAAGAGATAGATCTAACCGGGAACATAACACTCCAGGAAATCAAATATACCGAGGAAGACCTGGAAGAGGAGAAAGATGGACAGTAAAATTATTTTGCCTTACAGATACCGGGAATATAAATGGGAGCGAAAAATAATGGTGGCATTCTGGAAAGGGCTTGTTATCTGGCTTAACTTACACCGGAGAGCAGGCAAGGACCTGCTTTCTTTATGCAGGATTTTACTTCCTGAGGCATTTAAACATCCGGGTACTTATCATTATATCTGGCCATTATTAAAACAGGGCCGGGATGCAATCTGGGAGGGCAAGGACGAAAAAGGCCGGGATATCCTGGATTATTATGTACCGAAAAATATGGTAATACACAAGGATAATGCAGATATGAAACTGACATTGAGGGCAATAGGCGGAACTTCAGTAATACAAATATTTGGAGCAAATGGCGGGCAATATGAAGCACTGAGAGGAAAGCCTGCCAATGGTGTAGTATTTTCTGAGGCCTCAAGAATGGATCCAAGAGTCCTGGAAGTAGTTGCACCAATGTTGGCCAAAACGAGAGGCTGGGAAGTATACAACAGCACTCCAAACGGTGGGAACTGGTTTTGTGATGGATTCACCAGGGCCAAGAACAACCCGGAGCACTGTTTTGCCATGACTGCAACCATAGAAGATACTTATGACCATGAGGGCAACCCACTGGTAACCCAGGACATGATCCAGAAAGAGAGAGATGCCGGGAAAACAGAGGATTATATTCAACAGGAATATTACTGCTCTTTCGTTAGAGGTATTGAAGGCACCTATTTAGGCAAGCAGCTTCAGAAGGCCAGAGATGAAGGCCGGATCCATAACAATATTGTCTATGATGAAAATGCACCGGTCTACACTGCCTGGGATTTAGGCGTTGCAGATTTTACCGCTATTATCTTCTTCCAGATAATAGGCAACGAGATCCATATCATAGACTACTACGAGGGCAGCGGTTATTCATTTGTGCATTATAAGAAAATCATTGATGAAAAAGGCTTTTACTATGGTGCTCATTATGTACCGTTTGATATTTATGTCAGAGAAGAAGGACCGGCCAATAGCAAGGAACCCAGGGCAGTCTCCAGACTGGAAAAGGCTGCCAATATAGGGCTGAACCTGGAACCACTGGAACGGATCAGCTTTGAAACAGGAGTTGAAAATGCCAGGTCTATCATGGGAAGGTGCATATTTAACCAGGAGAAATGCAAGATATTACTATCACACCTGGAGCAATGGGGCCGGAAGTGGAACAACATAACCCAGGAGTACACCGATTGGGAAGATAGAAATATCCATACACATGCCGGTGCTGCTTTCAGATACCTGGCCCAGGTAGTGGTAGAGGGAACCCACACAATAGAGAATGATTTTGAGAGCTGGGATGATGAACAGGAGATGGCCAATGTATACACCAGGCTATAAGGGAGTGATGTTATGAGTGATGACAAGAACCCAAAAGGAATGACAAAAAAAGAAATAAATGTAATCAACACCAAAGAAGATTTATTGCGGGATTTTGTCAATACAAAGTTTAAAGAGGCATACGATTACTGGAACCCCATCCAGGAAGAATGGCGGCAAATTAAAGCAAACTATAAACAGGCCTACACCACGGAAGAGGACGAACTAAAGACCAATATAAGCCTGCCATACCTGAAAAAGATTATCCGGAATAAATGCAGCCATTACATGGATATCCTGCTATCCAGGGGAGCAGAGAGCTTTGACCTGGAACCGGGAGAAGAAGAGGACGAAAAGAATGCTGAACTGTTGCAGAGGAAAATAGTCTTTGACCTGAACAAGGCGGAGGTAGAGAAGAAGCTCAGGCCCTGGATCTGGAACTATGAGAATTATGGCTATGGAGTTGTCTATATTCCCTGGAAACTGGAAAAGGAAAAGCAGAAAGTAGGGAAAGAGAAAGACAGCTACAAATACAAAGATGTTATCAAATTCAACGGCCCGGATATCGAGAATTGTGATGTTCTTAATTTATTCTCTGATCCATACTGCAAGGATTTATCAAGCTGGAAGATATTCAAGAAAGATAATGTCCCGGCTAACTATTTAAGGCAGAAAGAAAAAGAGGGCGTGTATATCAATATCGCAGAACTTAATGAGATTACCGGATCATATCCCCATGATTTTGAGGGAGGAGCTACCCAGGTATCAAATGATTCTGTAGAGTTATTGGAATACCATGGACTGGTACCTCAAAAGTTAATTGAGGGAAAATTGAATGATGAAATACTAACCTTAAACCCATTTGAAGAGGATTATGTCTGGGCCATTATTACCCTGGCCAACCGGGAAAGAGTAATCAGGGCGGCAGCATATCCTTACTGGTACGGGAATATCTTTGTACCGGTCTGGAAGGATAAACTTACCGGGGAAAATACCGGAATCGGGACCGGGGAAGATACCAAGGCACTCATTCCAATGATTACCAACCTGCACAACAAACTGACCGATATTGTCAATTATATATCGGATCCAATGTATGAATTTGTTATCAAGTCATATTTAGGCAACAAGCGGACAATCAAGGCCAGGCCCGGAAAATTCTTCCCGGTGAAGCAACTCAATACTATCAGGGCCATAGATACAACACCACAGGCTGCATCACTGGCACCGCTTAGAGATATAATCAGCAAATTTGAGAAGGTATTAGAAGAGCTGACTGCTACACCTCCCCAGGTTATGCCCTCAGGAGGAAGGCAAGATGTTCATTCTACCTACAGCGGTCTGATGCAGATGACTCAGGAGGCCATGAAACCGATCCAGGACAGCGTGAAAAATGAACTGGAACCGGCATTCAAGAAAATGATTGAAATTATTTACCGGCATAATATCCAGTTCTTTGAGAAAGATAGTGCCGCCAGGATATTAGGCAAGGAGAAGGCCAAACAGCTGGAGCTTACCGAGATAACCAGGGAAGATATAACCATGAAGGGCAATCCCGATTTTGTGCCTACCGGTGTATCAGGATTTATGGAGAAACAAACCGAGCTGAAGAACCTGCTAACATTCTTTGAGCTGGCATTGAGGGCTTACATGCCCAAAAAGGATCCATTTACCAAAGAAGAAATATACACACCGGATGGTAAACCAATGATGGAAATGGTTATGGATATCAGGGAAATATGCAAGAGAATAGCTGACAGGTTCAGCTTTAAGGATATTGAAAAACTGATCCCCTCTCTCAAAAAAGACAGGGAATTGCAGGAGGCTATAGAGAAGGCCAGAAAAGAGAGAGAGAAAGAAAGCAATAATTCCCGGCAAAAGCCGGTTACCCCCGCAACTGGGAACCCACTAAGTGGCAATGTCTTGCCCCAGTCATTGCCACAAGGTGGACAAAAACCGGTTGCTGAAGGGAAGGTCTAATGGGTAAAAATCCTTTAGTTTATATGTTTGAGCAGGAACTCCAGGAATATATAAGCGAGAAGTCCCAGGAGATTGGGAAAGAACTGCTGGAGAATTACAAAGGCTTGGGGTTCAGGGTTGAAATGGCAGTTTATTACAGGACACTTGATCAGGAAAGGAACGGAAATGGAAGAAACCAACGAGAAAATTGAACTTATACAGGCAATTGCTATGGCCAGCAGCCTGAAGTCCATTACCAACAGCAAGGGCTGGAAGATAATCGAGGATTATATGGATGAAACACTGAAGGAATGCCAGGATATCCTGGAAGATGACCAGAATAAGGACCTGTCAGATATACAAGGGGCAAGAAGATTAATCAGATGGATCAAGGATTTCAGGGAAATGATAGAAAATACAGAGATTTCTGCTGAAGATGACATGCAGGAATTAGAAAAAATAAATCGAAAGGAGAAAAACACTAATGGTAAAGCAAGATAACACCCCCGAGAAAGTGGAAGCCTCTCAGGAGGAACACCCCACAGAAGGGAAGATCGAGACAAAACCAAAAGTGGAACCTCAGAAAAAGCCGGATTACATGAAGATGGCAGCTGAGGAAGATGGAATCGAGCTGCCGGAATCAGAAGAGAATGTCAATATCCGGGAAGCAGTCAAACAGAATGAGCAAAATGAGAATACTCAGAAAGAGAATACACAAAGTGAAATAGAGATATCGGAAAGGTACAAAGGCAAGACACCGGAAGAGCTGGTGAAGATGATCGAGGAAAAGGATAAATACATCCAATCCAGGTCAACAGAGCTGGGAACCCTGAAAAGCCAGGTTGAAGAGTTGAACAAACAGCTTGCAGAACAATCTGAAGTCAGAAAGAAAATCGAAGAGATTGAAACACAGAATATCAAACAGACACAGCAGATTAAGGGATTACCGGAAGAGCCTGAGGCCCCCAATATCACTGAAGCAGATTATTATGATGATCCGACCAAGGTAATAAATGCCATGAATGATTACCTGAAAGAAGTTATCCGATGGAATAAGAACTACATTCATGCCATGATCAGCCCATACTATGAGGATCGGGCCAAAAAAGGCAAGGAACAGCTCTATAATCATCTTGAAGAGAAATACAAGGACTGGCCGGTTAAGTTTGACCGGAAGGCGGTCCAGGAATTTCTGAACAAGAATCCTGATTATTTTGTGAAATACAGGACTAATGCCTATGAAAAGGCCTTTCATGATATGTCAGCCAGTGAGTATTCTCAGCTGAGCAAGAAACAGCAGGAACAAATGCGTGAGCAGATAAAACAAGAGCTTTTGGAAGAGACGAATACTCAAAAGCAAGCCGGGAATATCGGACTATCCGATCTGCAAACGCAAGGAGCGGGTTCGTCTCCTGCCTATGATGAAGAACGCTTTGAAGAAGATGCCGAGTACCGGAAAAAGGTAATGGCTGACATGGAAAAACGGAAATAATCATAGCCAGGTAAAAAACATAAGGGGCAAAAATAATAATACTTTAAAAACAAAGGAGATGACCTCTTATGGCATTTTCAGACTATGGAACAATAACAACAAATCATAAATTGAATAAGCTCTATTACAACGGGAAATTCCTGGAAGGACAGGAGAACTATGTTGTATTAGACCAATTTGCAAAAAGACAGAACAATACGGATATACCGGTTAATGAAGGTGAACAGGTAGAATTTACCAGGGTAGCACCTTATGCGAAAAAGAGAACACCATTAACGCAAGGTGAAAATCCAAATGCAACCAAGACTTATGGAAATACAGTTAAGGCTACGGTGCTGGAATATGGAGACTATATCAAGCCATCCAAAAAGTTTTGGATTACCAATATGGATAAGAACCTTACTGAGAATGCTTTCGAAATGGGAAAAGCTGCTGCCTCTACCGTTGATTCTCTGATCTGGGAAAAGATTGCAGAAGGCGGAATCGGAATCAGGGCTGATGGTGATGCCAACGAATCCGGTTCAAGACCAATCGCAAGCGGAAGCACAACAACCAGGATCAAGTGGACTGGAGCAATGAGTGGACTGGCCAATGGTGATACCGGTGTAGTGGTATTCATGACCGGAAAGAATGCAGGACTGTCAAGGGAATTTACCTGTGATGCAACCAATCCGACAACTGAAGCGGTTGTTGCTGCCCTGGACCATGCACCTGAAGCAAATGACATCATCAGGCTTTGCACAACTGCCGGAATGACCACCGGAGACAAGGTAACCGCTGAACTTATCAGAAAAGCAGTTGCTTTGCTGGAATCTACCGGAACACCACCATTTGATGATGGATTTTACCATGCTTCTTATGATCCACTGCAGAAATACGACTTCCAGAGAGATTCTGAATGGACTAATGCCCAGCATTATGCTGCACCTAAAAACCTTTTCAGAAACCTGGAAGGAGAACTATACGGAATAAGATTTCACAAGAACCTTACACCTTACAGGCATACTGCCGGAACAATCGGAACTTATGTGGAATCAGGAGCAGTTTATGTTCTTTCTATCTTTGGAAAGGGAGCTTTCGGAAATGTCAGGGTTAAGGGAGTTAACAGAAAATTCTACATCTGCCCTCCAGTGGCTGATCCTAACAATCCGCTGGCTATGTTTGGAACTATGGGCTGGTATGAATTATGCTGCCCGGTAGTGTTGGATGGTAGACGGATTGTAAACATCTTTAATGTCCCAACAGATGTATAACTGAATGACAATAAGGGAGGGTGGATTTATTTCTGCCCTCCCGGAACAAGGAGTGAATTATGGCTAAAGTAACAAAAGCACTGGCTGAAGGTTTTGGAAGAGGAGAATTATATAGTTTGCTTGTTGCCATTAAAACTGATCTGGAAGAGATAAAGTCAAAATATGAAGATCACCGCCATAGTGTTGCCGGTGCAGCCAGTACAGGGACTGCTCCATCAACTGAAGCAATCGAGGCTGCTGCAACTGCCAGCGTGATAGATCTGAGTATTTCGAGCATAGTAATTGAAAAAGGCCTGGGAATGGGTTTTACCGGGAAATTATGGACAGTTTTAAAGGCAATCAGTGATGACTTTGATGAAATCAAGAGTAAATATGAGGACCATAGACACAGTGCAGTGGGTGATGATGCTACCGGAACAGGTCCGTCAACCGGAGCAAAAGCAGCTGCAACGACTAAGAGTCTCTTAACAATTACAAATGAGCCTAAAAAGCAGATGGCTGAGGGGTTTGGACAGGGAGAACTCTATGAATACCTGTTACAGATCAAGACTGACCTGGAAGAATTCAAGGCTAAATATGAGGCACACAGACACAGTGTTGCTGGAGCAGCAAGCACAGGAACCGGCCCATCAACAGCAGCAGGTGCTGCAGGTGCAACCAAGAGTGAAATAACATTAACAGTAGAGTAAGGTGATAAGCAATGCCCTATACGATAAGAAAGCGTGGTAATAAATACTGCCTGGTAAGAAAGAATGGCACAACTAAACAGTGTTGTGATAGCAAGGCCAAGGCAAAGGCTGCTGCCAGGATTATCATGTCAAAAGAAAAAACCAGGAAGAAAGGCAAGTGATTAATTATGTGGAAAAAATTAAAGATTGCTGCAGATACTATTGTCTGTAACGGGCCATGTAAAGTCAAAAGGATTGATTTATACCATACAGAAGCAACTACAGCGGACATTTACGATGAAAAGGATGACACCAAAACAGCAGGAAAATTAGTCTGGACATTGGGTAATTCTGCAACTGTTTTTCATGATTCGATTGATTTTGGCCCTGAGGGGCAATATTTTGACGAAGGACTGTATATTGACTGGAATGCTGGAATGGTTCTGGTTCAGTATAAACACATTTAGAAAGGGGGTAAGAATATGGCAATGCCTGTAGACCGTGATTATGATTTTGATCCGGCAATTAAAAAGATTATGAACAAGCTGGAAGAGATAGACAAATCAGTGCAGGAATTAAAGAATAAAAACATACCTGCACCTAAGACACCGGATAAAAAGAAGGTGAACTAATTGAGTATACTGTCTAATTTAACAGAATTGGTAACAGATGTCAGGGACCAGGTTAATGAAAGCTCTGAGGACTTCTGGACTGATACTTTTATAAAAAGACAACTGGAAAAGGCCCATCAGATTGTAAGTGCCAAATTGCACCTGGTGAATAATCTCTGGACTGCAACACTTGTAACAGGAGCTCCAGATGAAGGAGAGGCCAAAATAATAGATGACCGGGAGATAAGAGTGCCTTCCGGTTTTATAGCAATTGATGATGGCGGAGTATATTACAATGACCGGGCATGTGTACCTGTAAGCATTCAGAAACTGAAGGCAATTGATCCGGACTGGCTGGAGAGAACAGGGACACCTTCTCAGTATTATGTTAGAGGGGACATGATTGGTTTTGACCGTCAGATATCAGCTGGTGATACCATCAGGATTTATGGTTCTGGAATGCCAACTGAACTGGCAGATGCAACAAACCCGGCTCCATTTGAAGGGGATTACCGGACTATTGGCTACCGTTCATTGCTGGTGGATTATGCTATCGGGATGTGCTGGAAAGTCAAAAAAGATATGAATAGCCATGCCTATTACCTTGCCCCAAAGGTGGGCATATTCTGGCAGGGACTGGAAGATATGAAGGAAGAGCTTTTGGCTTCTGATGATGAGGATTACGGATTAATCCCTGAATCGAACCTGGCTCGTTCATACCGGCAAAGGTGCTGGCCTGATCATTCTCAAATTGAATAGGAGATAATAATGGCGAAAACTATATTCAGAGTAGGCAATGATTTTGATATATTTGCTGATGTAAAACTAAGGCAATTGCCCAGGAAGGCTAATGGAATAGTAAACATGAATTATGATTTCCAGGGCAACTTAGTCAAGCGTTCAGGTTATGTCAAATTCAACACTAATACATTAGGCACTGCTCCTATTACCGGACTGCACCGGTTCTATACGCAGAGTGAAACCAATAAATTTACCTTTGCTACCTGTGGAACAAAGATTTTTAAACTCTCTGATGAAGCTGGCCATGCCGGGACTGAACTGATAACCGGGCTGACTGACAAGGCAGATACCTATTTTATGGACTGGATTGACCGCTGCTTTATTGCCAATGGTGCTGAAAACCTGATGAAAACAAATGGAACAACGGTTTTATATGCCGGTGTGCCTGTACCTGGTTCTGCACCTTCTGGAACTCCCGGATCAGGTGGTAACCTTTCAGAAGGTGATTACCGATTCAGGGTAACTTATGTTGACAGTGATGGTAATGAAGGGAATCCGTCTGATGCCTCAAGTGCCATAACTGTTACTGCTGATCAGAAGATTACGGTTACAATCCCGGTCTATTCCGGTTCTGATTATGATATTGCCAAGCGGAGGGTATACCGAACTTTGGCTGATGGCGGGGCATATTACCTGGATGCTGAAATAGAAAACAACACAGCGACATCTTATGACAGTACCCAGGCTGATACTGTTCTGGTTACTCAAAATTCACTCTTGTATTACCATGAACTGGATCATGACCTGCCTCCTGCAGCACCTCATTTGATACTAAAGAGGGGTGGAAGGATATTCCTGGCAACTAAAGAAAATCTGTACTGGAGCAAGAGGTATTACGAGCATTTTCCTGCTAATTATTTTATTGCAGTAACCAATATGCTGAAAATTACCGGACTGGCCAATCAGCTCCATACCCTGCAGGTGGCTACCAAAAAGAGTGTAGAAAGATTGTTAGGCACTTCTGCCAGGGTTAATTCATCCAGCTATTTCCAGTTTAGAGATTCCTATTCATCAGATGGATGTTATGCACCGAGAACAATGGTTGATTGCTACAACTATATTGTTTTTCTTAGCCGTGAAGGATTAAAGATCCTTAATGTTGATACTGTAGAAGATTTAAACAGGGTCGTAAGTGAATATTTGCTGGCCAATATCAATCAAACTTATATCGGGAAATCATGCGGTTGCTTCTTCAATCATGTCTACATGGTTTCATATCCCAAGGGAACCAGCACAGTAAATAATGAAACACTCTGGTATGACTTCAGGGATGGCAGCTATGGAATCTATAATTTTGGTTTTAATGTCTATTCAGTTTGGGACCAGGCAGGGGAAAACAGCTTAAAAGCCGGATCTGTTTCTGAGGGGCAAATTTATGATTTGTTCAATGGCCTGGATGATGCAGGTAGTTCTATTGAGGCGTATGACACGATTGGCCCATTGAGTTTTGGAAATCCGGATACCTATAAGCAGTTCTATGATGTCTATGTAAAGGTGAAATCAACTACCGGGACTGGATTGAGGATTTATTATCAGCTCGATAATGCCAGTGAGACATATAGGGATTTTACTATGGAAGCCAATACAACACAGTGGTACCGGGTAAAGTTGCCAATGGGCGGACAAAGAGCAAGAGAAATTACGGTCAGGCCAAGAATAAACGACAAGTATTATTTTGAAATACAGGGGTATCAGATTGTTTTGGAATCTGATCCAGCGGAGTGGAATTAAAATGGCGGAAATAACAGCAGAACAATACAATGCACTGAGAAAAGAAGTTGAAAAATTATACCGGAAAATTGTAGAGATGAGTGATAATGCCAGTTTGGGTATTTTACCGGGTGATATGGATGACAGTGCATGGAAGCATACTATTACTGAGGTAGTGGCCGGGGTAACAATGGATGACATTTCTGATGGTGAAAGATACAGTAAAATCTTATCCGAAGCGGTTCAGGATTCATTGCCCCTGCTTTCCAAGGCAGTTGGAGATATGGATGATATTTTAGACGGTGATGTCTATGGGAAGGTGAAGGTAACTGCTATTTCAGCAGGCAAGATCCTTTTAGCTGAAGCAATAGGTAATTTGGATGATATAGAGGACGGTTCAAATTATGGGAAAGTGGCCTTAACCAGTATCTCAGCAGGTAAGATTGTTGTGGCAGGGTTGGATTCCAATGTAACTGACCGGATGTTTACTGATGGCACTGCAAAGAGCAATATTGAAGCCTGGAGACACACCAATGATGTGACTATGATTGATGGCGGGAAGATTTATGCCAATTCAATTGTTCTTGCCAATAAAGCCAGTGATTTTAACTGGGGCAGTTTGGGTGATGACGGACACAAACCGGCAGATGATGCAGATGTAACAGGTGATAATACTGCAGCTGACACCAATGCAGTAGGTGGGCTTGCTTCTTCCAATATTGCAGCCTGGGCAAAGACAGGGGCAGTAACCTATATTGACGGTGGAAAGATTTATACAGGCTCGATTACTGCAAATCAGATAGCAGCAGATGCAGTAACTGCTGATAAAATAAATGTTAGTTCTTTGAGTGCAGTATCGGCAACATTGGGTACGGTTCATTCTGGGAATATTTACGGAACAAGATTTTATGTTGGTAAAGGAACAAATGAAGATATTTATTTTTCTGATAGTGGAATACATTTATATGATTATAAAGATTTTGCAACTGGTATCGGTTTCAAATATGGGACTTCTACTAATTTTTTTAATTTACAATATTCATCATCTACAGTAGCACAAACAATAAAATGCGGTTCTTATTATATAAATTTATCTATCTCATCTTCAAGCTTAGTAATACCAACTTTACTTACAAACCGTAATGAGTTTGGTATAGTTCCGGGAGGCGAATGGTTTATATTTCGTGGAGATGGTGCAATTGTTTTACCAGATGTATCTTCTAATCCTGCAAGTTTGGGTTCTACTAAAGGTGGAATTTGTAGTGTAAATGGGGTATTAAAATTTTGGAATGGGAGTGCATGGGTTAATGTTTAATATTCTAAAGGGAATTAGTTTTATGTTCAACAACATTCATATTGTAATCATAAACAGTATATTCAGTCCAATTAGAAAAAGTAATGTGTTTCATTATATCTTTAAAACTTTCAATAGCAATATCAGTGTAAAAATAGTTGCTGGAAAAAGTGTAATAATTACCCTTTTTAAAAACAGCCAAAGAGTGTTTACTTTCAATATTTTCATAGCCAATTATTATCTGATAAGTTTCGTATCCATGATAATTAGCAATAAAACAGGCAAAAGTAGAAAAATCGTTACAATCTCCCTCTTTGATTTGCCAGAGAGTATAAGGACTTGGTGTATATTCAGG